GGCGCTGCCGCTGATGGGTTCAGACATGGTTCCCCCGGAAATGAAAAAGCCCGCGCGAAGGCGGGCTGTGTTGCTGGGATGGCGGTGCTTACCAGTCGATGGCTTGCACCTCTTCAATACTGGTTGCGGCGTTGATCCTGGCGATCAGGTCGGCGTACTTCTGCTGCGCGGCGACGCGGTGGGCCAGCCAGTCGGCGTTGACTTGCTGGATTTGCGAGGCAGTGTGCGCGGTGAAGGACCAACCTTTTGCATCGCTCGACCACAGCGGTGTAGACCAACCTGCAGGCTGGCCTTGGGCACCGAGCGCTGCATTGAAAAAGTTGCGCTGATCAGCATCCTGCGAGGGGTACGTGCGGGCACTGCCCAATGCCGACGAAGTGAAACCAGCCACCAACGCGGTTTCACAAGCTGCACGCATCTTCTCGATCTGCGCGGACTTGAGCGTTGTGAGTCGCTCCGCCTTCCTGGCCCTGTTTTCGATCCATCGACCATCCGTCCATTCCATAGCTGGATCAAACGAGAGTGGCTCGCCACCAGCCCTCAGGAATTCAAGATACTCACGCCAGACAGGGTTATCGCCGTCGTTAGGAACCACATCTCCGCACGCGTAGATCCCAGTTACCAAGCCCCCGAGGGGGGGCATTTCCATGTAAATGCTTTCCATGATTATTCAATCCTGTATGCAGCAAACGCCATTCCGTTGCTACCGGGAGTAATCGTGACAGTTCCTTGCCCGGCGGGAGTACTACCGTTGTTCTTCAGCCCAAACCGTACGGTTGCTGTTGCGCTGGTAATCCGCAAGACCAGCGGAGGCTGGTCGTAGGACGGCGCGCCCGACTGCTGGATATTGATGGATGTGCAGGTACCGCTGCCAGACAGGAATTCTCCGAACGCCGTCATGAAGTAAGAGCCTGCAGCGTTTGAGAGCGTCCAACCGATGTTGTAGGGAAAAATCAAATACACCCCCTTGGATTTGGAGATGCTTGGGGTGTATAGGGCGTTGGCTGTTCCTCCCTGAACAGAGGTAACGAAATCGAAACCATTGCCCAGATCGAAGCCAGGCACCTTACTAGCACTCACCCAACCACTCACACCATCCGACACAAACTGCACCGCCTCACCGGGATTCAGCGTGAGGCTGTTGGCGCTGCTGCCCTGGCCGAACGCGAGCGTATCGGCGCCATTGCGCGTGACGGTGGTCGAGCCGCTGGCCTGCATATAGGTCACGCAGATGCTCGTGCCGTTCGGGCAGCTGGCTGCGGGCGGCAGCGTCATGGTCTGGCCGGTGGCCGTGACGTTGACCAGTGCGCCAAGCGCCGCCGTGGTAAGCGTGCTCGATGTGGCGACGTTCTGGATGCTGGAATAGCGCTCGCCGATGGCCGCCAGAAAGCCGCCCGTCGGCGCCGTCGGCACGTTGGGATACGGGGCGATGCTGGCGTTGGTAATCGTGCTCTGCCCGTTGGCAACCGTGATGACGGCCAACCCTACGTAGCCCGCGGTTACAGCCGGCGTGGTCTGCGTGCCCGTAGATGCAGCGGTGCCGGCCACGAGTTGCAACGACACCTGCCCCGCCCGCGTCGTCGGCTGCGCATTGCCACTGCCGCCCGGCCCGTTGAACGCTTGCGACGGATTCGCGCTGTTGTAGTACGGCAGCACGACGTTGTTGACGTCGCTCTCAAGGTAGGCCGCCTGGATCAGGTAGTTCTGGCTATAGCCCGACGTGGCCGGCGCCGCGAGGACGAAGGACTGCGCGTCCATCAAGATGCCCTGCTTCAGCAGGCTATGCGCAGTATCTTGCGGCAGTGCGCTGTACGGCGTGCCGTCCACATTGGCGAGCTGGTAGATCTGCCCCGGGTTGACGGCCACGCTCATCGATGCGGGCGTGGTGGGCACGCAGCCCAGGCCCGAGATGACGGTGGATGTGCCGAACAGATCAGCGCAGAGCTTTGCCAGCGCGATCATGGTCTGCCGGTTCGTGTTCAGCAGGTCCGTGGTTTGCGGCACCTGGCCGCTGTAGACAATCTGACGATCCAAGACTGTTCTCCAAAAGAAAAAACCCGGCGTAGTGCCGGGCTGTCGGTGGTTAGGAAGGCGTGTGTGCGCACCTAGGAGCTGATGCGCGTCCAGATGATCGAGGCCGCTGGCCGTACCGATTCGATCGCGGCGTAGATGTCAGCGTCGGACACGGTGTTGCTGCTCATCGACGCGTCAACGTATTCGCCTTGCGACGGCGCGCTGTAGCCCGTGGTGACGATGCTGTAGCCGGCCACGTTCGGGATGCCGCTGCCGAGCGGGCGATATGCCTGCACAAAGGCCTGATACGTGAGCGAGACCTGCCCGTACGAACCCGCCATGCCGTAGCCGCTGTTGGGCGCATCGTAGGCGCCGCAGTCTGCGGGTCGGCTCGGTTCGATGACGGTTGGCGCGCGCCCCGTCAGATCGGTCAGCACGCGGATGATCGCGTTGCGCGTGCCGCGTTCACGAAACAGGTTGGCGACGATGTTGGCGCGAAACGATGCGTCGGACTGCCCGGCCCTGCGCTTGATCGACAGGCCGAAGAAATCCGCCGCAATCATGTCGAGCCAGCCATCGGAGGCGGTCAGGATGCGCGTCTGCTGCTTCGCATAGGCATACAGGCTGTAGACGTAGGCACCGCTATAAGCCAGGCCCTGCAGCAGCCCGTTGATGATCGGCGACTGCGCCGCATCGCCAAACCAGCGCGGCAGATACCCGCGTATGCGCCCGAAGATGTCTTGTTGGTCACCGGTTGCCATTACGTCACCGTGATCGAGTTGGCCGTGGTTTTGATGACCTGCAGGCTCGTGGCCGGCAGGTCTGCCGTGCTGCCGTTGAGCAGAGTATTCGTGACGTTGGTGACGGCCGGCGACGCGTCATACGCCACCTGCGCCAGTCGTGAATACGTCAACGCCGCACCCAACGGCAGGCTGTTGATGTAGGCCTGCAAAGCCGCCTGCACCTGTACAGCAATGGTCTGATGCGTGTAGCCGGCGGCAGTGGCGATACTCATGGATACAGTGGCGTTGACGACGACAGGCCCGTACACATAGAACGTGCTCGTCACCGGGCGCACGGCATCCACGGCGTTGCTCACGCTGGCAAGCAGCGTTGACGTGGGCGAGCCCGTGCCGTCATCCACAATCACGATGAACGTGCCGTTCTGCGGCAAGCCGGCATAGGTCTGGTTCTCCAGGATCACATACGTCAGCCCCTGCTTGACGCTGGCGATGGCGGAGCCGATGGCCGTCCTGGTGGCCTTCGACAGACTCGCAACATAGGCGATGAAGCGCGAACGGAATGCGGTATCGGGCTCCGCATCCGCTCCGTTGACGAAGGCCGCGGCATTGCTCACCGTATCCACACCGGAGATCGCACCTACGATGGTGGACACCGCACCCGCCACCGCGTTGCCCGCCGCGCCTGGCGTGACCGCTTGCACTGGCACGCTCGCGCTAGCCGTGCCGGCTGCGATCACATAGCCCCCAAGTGCGGCGCTATAGGCGGGACTGGTCGTATCGACCACCACGTTGAACTGCTGCGTGCCATCGCCGGTCTGCACCACGGCTGTCAGCGGTACCAGCACCTGCTGCGTGACCGTGAAGCGCGAGAACGTGACGCTGCCCGTGGCCGGCACAGCGGCCAAGCGTGTCAAGCCGAAATCGGCCATCCACGTATCGAGATCGGCGCCGCTCGAGGTTGCCGCTCGTGTGATCGCCAGCACCTGCAGGATCAACCCTTGCAGCCACACCGTGACCGCCGCGTTGGCTTCAACGACGGCGCGCAGCACCGATCCGACGGTCAGGTCGACCAGCACCTTGGCGTAGCCCTGGATGGCCGCCACCTGGTTGCGCACGAGCGTCACCCAGTCTTGCGTCTGAATGGACATATCACTTGCTCACATTGAATTGAAGGGACACCGGCTCGCGCGTAATCGCACTGCTGTACAAGATGCGTACGCTCACGCCGCCTGTGATGGCAGCCACGTCCACCTGCGGCTCGGGGTCTTGCGCAACGCCAGCTTCCTGCAGGATTTGCGAGCGGATCAGCCCGCGCAGCGCCGGCACGTCGAGCGTTTCGCCGATCTTCTGCGGCAGGCCCGCGCCGTAGTCGGTGTGGAAGATGTAGTCGCCAGGGTTGGTGACGAGGCGCCGCACGATGCGTTGCTGCGTACGCAGGTCAGCACTGGCCAGGCCAAGATCGCCAGTGGGCGAAACGGTCATGTCGCCCCCCACCCAGTGATTCACGTCATTCAGAAGTTGCTGCGTCATGCCACGCTCCCTGTATTGCCGGCCCCGGACTGCACACCGGTATGGCGATGCGTATCGTCGATCCGGTGTCCATTCGCCGAGACCTGACCGCTGAACTGCGTATTGCCGCTGATACTCATCGAGTTGCCGGTGCCGTTGTTGCCCGACACCGCCATGCCGGCTTGTCCGGTGATGGTTTGCGTGACCAGCAACGCGCCGTCGATCTGCACTGGGCCCTTGTGATTCCACTGCGGCGCCTGGCTGCTGAGCGTGCCCGCGCTGATGAGCGTGACCGTGCCGTCGTTGTGGAATTGCAGCTTGGAGCCCGACGCGTGCGTCAGGAAGAACTCGCCCGACTGCGCACCGGTCGGCCGCGCCTGATCGCTGAACAAACGCGCGCAGATGTAGCCGTTCTCGATGTCGCCGCCCAGGAACTGCACCTCCACCTGATCACCCGGGCTGACCGGCGCATCGATGCCCCAGCCATTGCCGACCCAGGCAGAGGCAACGGGCATCCAGCCTGTCAGCGAGCGCGCTGGGTCGGCGGGGTCTTCAGGTTGGAGGCGTACCCGCGCAGAGGCCGTCCCGGGGTCGTAGCTGGTGACGATGCCCATGCGGTTCTCGGCGCGATTGGAGTGCGCCATCATCGCGGCGAGCACCATCTGGTTGCGAAGCTGTTGGATCATGTGCTCGTTCCCTTGTTGATGTTCTTGGCCGAGATGTCCATCACATAACCCTCGCTCAGGCTCATGCTGCGGGTGATGCTGTCGACGAGGTAGTCCTGGTCAAAACGGGTTCCGGTACCTGTTAGCCGGAGGGTGTCGGTGGGCGTGAGGAGTTGGTCCGCTGGCAGACGGGCACGTAGCTTCATTTCGTGCTGCGCGACTTCGTCGTGCTTCTGCTTGGCCAGACGCTTGACTCCGGCTTGGTCGAGTCCGTTGCGCTCGACGGTATGCGTCGGCTTCTGGCCCTGATCGCCACCTGGCGCATTGGTGTAGCGGGCGAAGAATCGCTTACCCTGCTTCGCATTCCATGAGCGCGCTTCGACCGTGACGCCTTTTGCAACCGTCAGATCGCGCGAAAGCTGCAGGGTTGCCATGTTTGCTTCCGCGTTGCCCCTCTCATCGCGCCCCCAGCGCAGCTCGTACGGTTCGGCTGCGGGCGCAGGACGCGGTTCGAAGTGCAGCGTCTTGCCAGTCACGTAACAGATAAACCCTTCAGCCCGAGCGAGCGCGGCCAGCAAATCCCACTCGGTTTGCTGATGCGTCAGGCTTACGTTGTCACGTGCGTAGGCTTTACCGATGCTCTGCTTGGTGACCGGACCTGCAACTTGCAGACCATGCTCGGCTGCCAGCTTTGCTGCCACGCTTGAGGCTGTCAGGTTCTGGAACTGCAACGTCACCTTCTCATCGATAAACAGCGCCGTCAGATCCCGGCCGCTCAGCGTGAGTTGAGCCGAAACCGGATCCAGTTCAACGCTGTCCACACGGCCATAGATCAGACTTTCAAGATCGGCCTCGTCGCACTGGCTAGGATTCGACGGAAAGCCAGCAAAGATCTCGACCAGCAATTCAAGCTGACTGGAGAACCAGTTCGCGTCGCGATCTGGCGGCAAGACAGCCGTTGCGAGAGTGACCAGGAACGTGTCCGCCTGCTCGTACGAATTGCTCAGGACCGACCAACTCACACAGGCCGGAATGCGCTCGCCGCCCACTTTAACGATCGATCGCGGCTGCCGCACACCGGCTATCACGGGTAGCTTGTTCAGGCTCATAAGAAAAAAGCCCCGCGTTGCGGGGCTGTCTGGTTGATGAAAGCGGCTCGCTAGGGCTTTGGCAAGCCGCCGGCACGGTCCTTGTTGGGTGGCACGATCAGGTTCTTCACCCCTTGCACAAGCGGGTCCCACATGAGATCCGGGTTCGCCTTTGCAAGGCTCGTCCACGCCATCGCGTCGTTGTATTCCTTGGCCGCCATCTTCATGAGATCGCCACCAACCGTCACCACATGCTTGGCGCTCTTGTAGACGGACTCGATGTTCTTCTGCATGCGGCCGGCAACACGGTCAAGCTGAACCAGCACCGGCAGGTTCAATGCCGACGTCATCTGGCCAGCCAGCTTTTCCACCTGCTGCGATACCGGGTTATTCGGCAGGATGCCGCCCAGCGTGGTCACCTTTGCCAGCGTGGTATTGGTTGATGCGATCAGCGCTTGAGCACGATCACGCACCGCTGTCACTTGCTGCAGAACGTTGCTGAGTGTTGACTGCGCTGCGTTGGCAAAACTCGCAACGGTATCGATCGCCGAGTTGGCCGAATCGATCAGGCCAGACAACGTGCCGTCGCCAATCGCGCTGCCCATGTCCGTCACGGCCGCGGCATCGCTCTTGATCTGGCCATCGATGCTCTGGTCTGCATCACTGCCTGCAAATTTCGACAGATCGCTCGCCACTTCGCAGGTGATCTTGTACGGGATCTTGTAGGCGCGCTGAAAATCCGCACGAAAGTCGCGAATGACGACGGCGTAGTAGATTTCGGACCACTGCAGCAACAACGAGGCGCCGCGTTCGCGCATGTCGTCCAACTGGCGCGCGCGCGCCAACGCATCCTTGCCGAGGAGCCACCCGGACCATTCGACTGGGCCGCAGAATGCCCCCATCGAATCGATCACACGCGTGCCACCCACCAAGTCATGCATGGCAAGTTTCTGCGTCCCTCCAAACGGGATGCTTTCGGGCACTTCCAAATCCTTGAACTGGAAACTTCCGAGTTTGAGAACGAAGTCGGGCATGGTGATCAGAGTCCGGATGGCATGAGATTCATGCGAGAGTTGAAGTCTCGTGCGCCAGTCTGCGGGCGAGCCAGATTTGACTGGAGGTGGTCAAACACAACGTCAGCCAGCAGCCGACCATCCCTCAGAACCAGCTTGATGTCGGAGCGCTGCTCGGGTTGTGGCCCCGCAATAGAGCGTCTGAACCAAGCGCGCCCCAGCTCACCTGAATCCATGCGCTCCTGCGCTCCTGCACTTAGCTTCACGCCTCCACCTCGCTTCACCGAATCCAACTCGGCTTGCGTGTAACCGCCTGTGGCCGCCAGCTTCGTTCTATCCACTCCAGTGATGAGGTCCCAAAGCTGGGACTTCTTGCCGCCTGTCATTGAGTGGATCACGGAGTCCGTGGGGGCGCGGAGCGCGGTACCGATTCCCCAACCGAACACACCGGCTCCGACGACGCGCGCAGCGGGGCCTGTTAGCAATCCTGCAGCCGCCCTTGTGAACGACGAGCCGAGAAAACCACGTCCTACCTGGCCGCCCAGCGTCGGCAAACTTGAAGCGGCCGATTTGATGAACTTCAACGCCGTGACAAACACCATGATGGCTGTTGTCGCTCCGGGAAACTCCTGTGCAAGGTGTGTGATGTTGCCAATCAACCCATTGAACTTCTCCAACGCCGAGATCGCCAACGGCAGGATATGTTCGCCAAGCGCGATATTAAGGTTCACTTTCTTGGCTTCGTAGTCCTTGAGTTTCCCTTCGAACCCTTCGTTTTCCTTTTCGTAAAGCTTGGCACCCCCCGGGCCTGTACTGGTTTTCGCGAGGTACGACGCGGCTCGCTCCTTCTCGTGCTGAAGCTGCTCCAGGATGTTCTTCTCCCCCTTCATGCCGAGCATGCTGCCCAGCTTGGTGTTGAGACTGTCCCCGGTATATCCGCTCTTGCGCAACGCCGGCACGATCACATCCAACAAGTACTGAAGCGGATTCTTCGCGAAGTCTTCCGCTTCCTTGCCCTCCATTGCATCCACGCTGGTGATGCGTCCAGCCTTGTCGCGGTGCACCGCCTTCGGGTCAAGCAGCTTCACGCGCTCCAGCTCATGCGCGACCGCAGCCGACATGCTTCCTGCCGCCCAGCCTTGTAGTGCGGAAATGGCATCAACGCCGGCCTTCGAGCCGCCATTGGCCTGCATGAACTGCTTCAGCCCGAACGCCGCAGCCTCAGCCGGCTTCAGTGCGCCGGACAACTTGCCTCCCTGCATCGCTTCGAGGTAGTCCTTCGGTAGCACACCGCCGCCACTGGCCATCGCCGTATTGACGAGCATGTTGAAGGTCTCTTCCACCTTCTTCGTATCGATCTTGCCGTCTCCACCGATCACGCCGTCGCGCATCTGTGCAACCTTTAGCGCAGAGAGCGCCATGCTGTCCAGTTGCGTGCCGTCCTTGACGCCGGTTGCCGCGCCAAAGGCCGTCCTAGCCTGGGCCAGCAGTTTCGTCACGTCCTGCGCCTGGGCCGAGTTCTGCAGAATGGTCTGGGCTCCGCCAAAGAGCTGTCCGACATCCGTGAGCGACATGCCCTTGATGTCCAGCCCTCTGAGGAACTTCTCGTTCGCCGTTGCGGCGCCAGGGTCAAAGCGGCTGATACGCTCGAGTACTGCGTGGTATTTCGAAGCAGCATCCACCTGTTTGTCCCACATGTGGGCGGCCTCGTTGCCGGCCTTGAACAGGCCGCTGCCGAACTCCGTCAGCTTCTTGACCTTCTCCAGCCGGGTCTCCAACTTCTCCGCACTCTTGTTGACGGATTCAAACTGCGCGGCGATCGACAGCAACCCACGCGAAACGTTATCCACCAACGCAATCTGTATCCCAATCTTGTAAGCATCGAGGCTCATAGGAATCCTTGTTCGTCTGTTGAGGCCACCGATCTCACGTGTGCGCGTTTGCGGTGG